ACTTATGTCTACCTTTTTGTGGTGCTTTTACATAAGCACCTTCATACGCATCCCCTTTACGCTGTTTACTTTTTTGAGGAATCACAACTTTTTCCTTCAAGAGATGATTGTAAATAATACAATCCCACATTCTTGTCTGTGCAAATACATCTGTATAATTACATTTTGACAAATATGCCAGAGAAATAATCATCTCTAAAAGTTTCATCTTCTTTTCAAGGCGATTAACTAATAATACATCTTGAATATTGTATTCAATGAACTTTTGATAATCCGTCCTATACAATTCATGTAATGTGTCTACCTCAGAATAATCTAATTTATTTTCTCCTAATTCAACATAAGCAATATGATCTAACCTATAAGACTCTTGATTGGTGAAAGTAAATTTCTTATAGGCGTCCATGTAGTCAATCTCAGACACACCATATATTTCATAAGTCTGAACTTCTCTACCACCCATACCGAAAATCTTTTGTTCTTTTACAAATCCCCATGGCGAGAGTTTCTTAACCCATGTTTCATTTAAGATATTACGAATACGATTAACCAAATATGGAGTATCAAATGTTTTGGTATTCCAACCTGTAATTACATGAGGACAATTCTGTTGCCAGTACATGACAAACTGTTCTAGTAATTGTCGTTCATCACCACATTTATTGTATGTAATATTTTCTTGGCCGTTCTTAAATTCAGAACATCCCCAAACTTGAATATCATCATTTATCTTAATTGTGATTGCTGTTACTTCTTCTTGAGCATTTTCGGGATTTGGAAAACCGTGTTCTGAACCGACTTCAATATCAAGAAACATTATTTTGAGATGTTCAAAATTATAATCTATTTGGTCAGGATATGTTTCCGCAATATAAGAATAATTGTAATTGGTATGACCGTAGATTTTCATATTATCTACGCCGTCATACTTCTTCATTGCCGCACGGGTTTCTTTGATGGTTCCCCATTGGACAGGGCCTACTGGCTCATCTTCAAGAGTTCGCCAATCAGTTTTAGTTGTGGTAGGAATGTATAATGTGGGTTTAAATTCGTGCTTGTCATCAAAGGGGAATCCATCTTCGATTCCCCGCTCAAAAATATAATTTCCGAGACATACTACATTAGTATAAAATTTATTTTTCATTTACTATAATAATCAAAATTGATAACGATTCGTATTTTTTCATCTGTACATGATGTTCCTGTGTGGTTCATATTGGTTGGAAAAGTAACTAATCTATTTGCAACACTTTTAACTTTCGTATTTTCCATTTCAATTCTTCCATCTTGAAATTCAGTATACCCATCATTAGTGTTCAAATAAAATATAGAAGTTGTCCATTGTTTTAGGTTTTCTTCTGGCATATTCATATCAACATGAAATGCATTTTTAACAATATTAGGTGTTTTAGTAAGTAAATTTGACTTTATTCGAAATATTGAAACAGGTTGTATTAATTCTAATATGGGGCTTAAATCTTTAAAATGTGGAGAACATGGAGTCATACCAATATAAAACATATGAGTAAACTGAAATTTGTCTTTTTGTCCTTCATAATCTATTGTGCCAGTATAATGCCAATCAAAACGTTCATTCATTATAATAGTTTGTAATTCACCAAATACATTTTGTTCTAAAAAATTATCTTCAATTTTTATACCAGGATTCATGGATACCAGTCTCTTCGGGTTCGTTTATCATAATCACTATTAATTTCATCTAATCTATTATAACACACTTTTATGTGTTTGTCAACCCATGAGCGCCCCATAAAAGCGCCCACCGTAAAGAGAAATTGTAAATAAATTTTAATAATAAATTCGACTAGATAACAAAACCGTTTTTGTACGTGGTCTTTCCATTTACCACTAACGCGGTTGTTATTTTCCGTCTGTTTGTTCCGTCTTTTTTGTATGAACAATGTATCCACCCGCTATTTGGTTGCCCTTTATGATAAAATTCCAGTATGATTTGATCCCAATCTAAATTTTTGGTAATCCATTTTGCAACTTCTGGATTAGCTGTTCCTAATTGCTCAAAATCAACTGCTTCACCATTACAATGCTGAGAGGTTTTGGACCCGCCGACTTTAGTGTTCAAAGTGGGTGATCTGTAGCCGCTATTCACCGTAATGACACCAAAATGTTCTCGCACAGGTTGTAAAATCTTATGTGTTACTACTGTAAGATTAACGAGATGTTCACTTGAGGGATCGTTTGATATTCCAAATCTTTCGGCTGTAGGACTTTTTGTTAATTCTTTCAACCAAAAATTTTTTGATAATTTTACGTTTTCCATTACTTATTTTCCTTCACTTTCATTTTTGGCATTGCACGTGAGCCAAACCAAAAACTGATAATAGCGGCGAACAATCCTTCAGTCTGTTCATCCCATACAACATCAAGTGTTGCGTTCAAATCACTACCATTTTTAATTGCTTGATACACTAACGTAATTTTAACACCTATAAATGTTAAGAAAAACACATAGGTTATAAAAGGTCTTACGAATGCTCGTAATGAGTTTATAAATCCTTTTTGTTGACCTAGAGCGGTATCATGTTGTAAAAGTAATTTCTGCTCTTCAAAATCTTTTTTTGTCTCAAATACTTTGATGTCTAAATCTACTCCTTGTTTTTTCGCTTCTAACTGGAGTTTAAATTCTTCTATTTGAGCTTTTTTGTTTTCTTTCTCTTTAAAGAAATCTATTACACTAGGAACTGCTGAACCAGCAAATCCTAATAGACTCCCTAATATTGTAAGCATAATATTATTCTCCTAATTATTCACATCCACAGGGGGTTTCTTCTGTACATTTACAAGATGTACCGCAAGTACAATTTTCACAATTGCAATGTTCGTTATTACACATTTTTTCTCCTAATGTGGGGTTTTTATTTCTATAATATATAGTTTTTTTAAAATATCACTTCCACAATTTTATCAATACCAATATAAGATGCTGTTACTACTATAACATAACTTATATACTTTTCAATTTTTACTAAGTAAACTGTTTTAAAAAAATTATAAAACCACATTGTCATTGTCATACTCACTAGTGAGCCTATGATAAACATTAATAAAAATATAAAAAATTGAAAATTTGTAGAAACATATAAAGATGTTAAAATTATAAATCCCCCTGTCCCAGCAATTCCATGTAACATTCCAACTAAAAAAGTCTGGAATGTAAGATTATGAGTGTGGTTAGGGTGTCCACCTTGTGAATGATAATGAATATGGTTTATTGATGTATTATGGTCATGTTGATGTATGTGATCTTTTTCCTCTAATACTTTCAAAAAAAATTTGAAGGACATAAAGATTAATAAACCACCTATGAACAATTCTATAGTTGTAAATAAAGATTCATTGATTCTAAAATTAAGAAAATACATTAATGATGATAATATTAAAATAGAAAGACTATGACCTATAGCCCAAATAAATCCTTTTAATTTATTATTATCTTTTATTGATAAAACGGTTGCAATGTGATCCGCTTCTAATGAATGTTTAAAACCGATTAAGAAAGACATCAACGGTTGTTCAATCATATATTCCTCAAAATAAAAAGCCCACCAGTACAATGTACTGATGGGCGCATCGAATTAGTTAATCGACTTGAGTTTGCTATTTCCAATAGGAATTAAACGTGCTCGTTTTTCCTCTGGAATTACTTTTTCAAGTTCAACGGTTAACATTCCGTTAGTAAGGTCACAACCCTTTACAACAATGTCATCAGAAAGGGTGAAAGCCCTTTCAAATGTTCTCTTGGCAATCCCACGATGAACATAATTAGCTTCATCTTCTGTAGATTGCTTAGACCGAATTTGAAGAACGGATTCTTTTAATTCGACTTCAAGATCCTCTTCTGAAAGACCAGCAACGGCCATTTCAATGAAGTATTTGATATCTCCGTCTTTTCGGATGTTGTAGGGAGGAAACCCTTGATTGTTTGTAACATATTGCGTGGAATCTCCAAGCAACCGGTCAAACATAGAATCGAACCCTATTGAAAATCCTAGAGCTCTTTCGAAATCCCCAAAGTTCAGGGGAGTGTGTGATGCGCGTAGTACCATAATGCCTCCTTATAAAGCGAGGTTAAAAAAATTCACCCCTCATACGCAGAGCGGGTGACAGTTACGAGGTTTCCACTATGGACAACCTCAATCACGCCATCCTTCACCTTTACATAGATGTTGGAGGCGATGTCGTAAAACAATCCAAATTAACTCAGTAAACGAATCTGCTGTATAACTACCAGAGTCCTTTACTACTAACTTAAATTTTGTTTCCATTTCGTTTTCTTCAATTAACCAATTTTGTTTCATAATAAGAGAAGGGGCACAGGCTTCAAGCCAAAGCCCCTTCAATTTTATTTCCATAATATAAACTTCACATACTTATATTATATCATAGATTTTTGATTTGTCAAGACCTTAGTCTCTTTTATAGATTCCCCAAAGAACCCAAAGTGCAATCAAACCAACTAAACCTTCGCTACCAAAAGTCTTTACAAGACCTAAAACTGATCCGACAATATCAAGACCAATAAAAGGAACTGCTGCTCCGAAAAGGATTTGCAGAACCACACCAAGTGCGATTAAAGCAATTCCAGCTTCAGTAAGACTGCGCATCCAGATTACTGCTTTTTCTAACATTTGTACTCCGTTAAAATTAATGTGACATTGGTAAGTAAGAATTACGTACCAGTTGAACCAAAACCACCTTCTCTATCTGTTTTTTGAGTAGGGGCTTCATCAGACTCATTCAATGTATATTTTTCGCATCGAACCAGTTCTCCTTGGCATATTCTGTCTCCATTATAAATTCTCACGGGTACGTTACTAATGTTCGTAACCATTGCAAAGATGGGATCGACATAATCACTATCGATAATACCTTCACAATTTGCGAGATAAACTCCCTGTTTGAATGCCAGGCCAGACCTTGAATGTAATCGAACTGAAAATCCTACAGGAATATCTGCGATGAGGCCAGTTGGAATCAACATTCTTTCCATATTATTGAGCTGTATAAATGTATTACTACTATTTATATCAAAAGCAATCCGCCGTGGTACTGATTTAGTAGAGATTGCCTGATAATATTCTACTTCTTCACCTTCTGTCAGATTTGCACATATATCAAAACATGCCGATTCTCTCGTAGCAAATGTTGGTAATTGTACTTTATCGTTTAATTTGAAGAATTTTAATTTTTCTTCATTCATTGGTGATTTTGATAATGTAGAGGTGCTATTCTTCTTTTCTACTTTCTTCTTCGTTGTGCTCATAATTCACTTTTTTGCTTCCAATATTATATTTTGCGGTTAGTGCCCATTCATCTTTTTCTTTATATGCAAGAATTTTTAATTGATTTAAGGGAACGACATCAGTAGTTGTTTGATCAGGGGTTACTAATGTAATAAGACCCCATTCTGCCAATAGATTTGCTATTGTGTTTCTTCTCGCTTGATCATTCTCTGAATAGTTAGTAGGTTTACCATCAAGTGCAAATAATTCTTTAAAATGGACAATATAATATCGTCCTTGTTTATGTAATATATGACAAGATTGAAACAGCGTTTTGTCTTTTCTTGACGCAACCCCAATTCTTGTAAGTGTTTCTCTAATCTTTAAAAAGTCATCTGGTTCTGCTAGAGTACATTCAACCATCTCTTCGATGAGTGCGTTCATTCGATTTCTCCATTCCACCTTCTGCAAGTTTACTTTTAATAACTTCGATGTTCTCACTAGTGAGAACTTCTAAAGCTTCTTTTGCTTTTTCATTACCGAAACCAAAATATGTTTTGACTATTTCTAGATTATCAATTTTGTCTGGCTTCAACCATTTAGACCAACGTTTTCTTGGTCTAATGTTATTTAGCAAATAATCGAATTGGAGTTTATTATCAAGGAAGTGTAACCTATTCATTTCATTGACTTGTATAACCGTATCTTGAAAAAAACTTAATCCACGATTGATAAGGAATGGAATATAGTCCTTTTCAGTCATAGAATCACCATCTTTCATGATATTTTTATGCTCATTAATAGATTTTATAAATTCAAATGGGCCTACTTTATTTTTCATATTATCAAATTATCTAGCACAGTTTGTGTTATTTTCATATCAAAAATCATGTGATATCTAGAAGTATCACCCTTATTATATACAGAATGTGGTTTACGTTTGTCCATGTACCAATATTCACCTTGCTTCATGTAATATGTATTAGTTCTTCCCTGAAGGTCTTGTAGTTCAAAGTATGCTTCAGGGTTTGATTGTAGACAATAATGTATCCTTGCCGTCTTACCAATTTGTATTCCGGCATTCATTTTATCTATTCCTTTATCACTATGTCTTGTTATATTACCCCCTTTTGGAGAAACTTTAGCAACGG